AATGTTTAAGCGTTCGGCTTATTTCGCTTATTTCTTGGGTTCTATTTCCTCTGTGTTTTTCGCTGCCTACGATCAGCTGCAGGTAATCGATGATAATAACTAGCTCTTTACCTTCAAACTCCCGTTTCATTTTTCGGACCTTGGCCCATATTTCATTGACGGTAATACCAGGTTTGTCAAAGATTCGTAGATTCATGCTACCTACTTCGCCCATCGCAATACTAAGCTTGGTCCATTCGCTTTCTGAAATCCTGTTTTTGCGAATGCTTTGGCTGTAAATCCTACCGTTGCTTGCAATCATGCGTTTTAACAATTGCTTTCTGCTCATTTCCAAGGAGAATATCCCCACTGCATAATTTGGTTGTATTGCAACTCCCTCAGCTATGTTTAAACAAAAGGCCGTTTTACCTACCGAAGGTCTGGCAGCAATAATAATTAAATCTTGTTTTTGAAGTCCGGCTGTCATTTGGTCAAGCTCTGTGTAACCTGTTGGAATCCCAGTTATATCTCCTTTTGGGTTTTCAAAATCACTATAGAGCTCAATCAATTCCTCCTTAATGGATCCATCATCACTAGAAGTGTCATCATCAAGATTCATCAATTCGCTGATTATGGTTTGGATTGCCTCAGATGGGCTTTCTTCAACAGCTGACTCTTTTAACTTGTTTGCTAGTTTAACAGCTTCGCGCCGTTGCCAGTATTCAATGACTACCTTTTCGTAGTAAGTAAAGTTTGAAGTGGTTGGGATAGCTTGTCCGAGTTGAGATAGATAACTGATTCCACCCACTTGTTCAAGCTTCTGTTTTCCTACTCGCTCAAGAATGGATATCAAATCCACTGGTATTCCTTTTGTATCAAGGTCCATCATGGTCCATAAAATGTTGTGATGAACACCTGGTGACAAATGATGTGGTTTAAGACTGCATTCTTTGATTAAATCCGGTTCTAACAGCAATATGCCTAGTACGGCTTGTTCAGCTTCCATGCTGTATAAAAGCAATTCCTCCATACAATCAACATATCCCTAAGAGTTTTCTTATCTGTGCTTTGGATTTTTCAATTGATGCCTTCTCCTCTTCCGTATATACAATTGGGCCATAAGAATCTAAGTACCTTTTTGTTTCGATGACATCCGGAATGGCATTCATCCGATCAAGAATTTTCGACTTCTCTCCAATCAGATCAGTGATTTTAGGAGGATACTTATTTTCTTTTGAATAGCTAAGTAAGTTTTCTTTCAACTTATCAAACTCATAATCTTTTAAGGCCAAATGCCAGGAATCAATCCGGCTTTGAGAAATTTCAAATTGGTCGTAAAAATCTAGAATAAGATTGAGTAGTTCAAAGGTTTCTTTTTTGCTAGTCATCTAGGTTAAAGTCCTCCTTCCTCACGTTTTTATTCTTGCTGCCTTTTGGTGAAGCTCGTTTTTCTTTAAATGCATTAATGGCAGCTCTTACTTTTTCAACTGTATCAAGCTTGTGTTCAGCCCAATCTCGAAGGATCCTTTCGACGTAACTCCAATTCTTAGCGCCGTGCTCTACTGCATTTTTCATAGCTTCTAAAACAATTGCTGGAGATAGGTCGTCACACCATTCACCGATTCTTTCGCTTATGTGACTTCCGATTGTGCCAAACCCATTTGCTTCGAAAAATTTGTAAGCATCTGAAACTTGAACAGGGGCTTCTTCTTCTTCTTTATCTCTGTAGTAATCTTTGGTTATTGGCCTGTTCAGATTGACCTCTTCCTCTGTCCAATCTGAACACTCCGTCTGTTCATTTTGAACAGGTGGTCTGCTCATATCTTCCAGTAGAGGATAGTTAATCCTATACCATTTCGTGTTGTCGATTTTCATTTTGTTAAAGTTCCCGATAATGATTAGATTCGCTTTTTCAAGCTTAGTAATAATTCTTCTGATTGTACTTATTGACCAAAAAGGAAACTGTTCTTGCCAATCTTCGTATGTGTTATAAATCCATTTATAATCGTCCCTAATGTTATTGCTTTCCTTTAGCCAGTAGTGAAGCTGCTGGATGAAAATGGCTTCGTTTAAACCTATTTTTGTAGCTAAAGATGGAAGGACTAATATTGGGCTTTCATCTAATAAAAGTTTACTCACTTTCTTTTCCTCCTCTCTTTTACCTCGTCGGTACGATCGCAGACAGCAAACGAACCTTCGACACGAATAAGTTGATAATTTGGATAACGTATGAGATAATTTCGGACCATAAACAGAAAATTGTGTTCGGTCCAGTTTGATTTCTCTTTCAGTATCCTTTCTGGGAGCAAAACCTTCGTTCTTGTATTCGGTAACATGATTTACACCTATGCCTCGATAAAAATGTGAACGTGATGATTCTTACTCTGAATAAGTTCATCCCTAATTGATTCTGCTTTGTCCTGGCATTCTGAAACACTATCGGCAAAAATAAATGCCTTATGAACGGTATGAAATGAGTTGTTAATTTGTACGGAAAAATCCACTTCAAAAACCATTATGACCACCCTTCGTATTAATTTTTTGTTTCGGTGCGCACCGTAATGATCAAGAACGTAAAGGGGTTTAGGAAACCGTTCCTGATCATTACGGTAAGACCGAATGAAGCATCAGTCTTACTTACTTTCAACCTTCTTTTTCTCTGCATTCATGTCACCAACGACTACGCCAATAATAAAAGTAACGATTGAATATAAACCTACAGCAACAATCATGAATGAGCCTCCACTTCAGAATGAATTAGTTCTTTTATTCTTCGTTGCCACTTTAATTGATAGGTCATTTTGCCATCAGGAAGCTGCACTGGTTCGGAACTGCTATACTTTTTCCCTTCAACCGTTGCAACCCATTCACCGCCCACTCTCCACTGGTATCCAGCCTTTTGCAGATGTTTATTTACAGCTTTTGCCGAGAGTGCCGGCTCAAACATTTTCCCTATTTGAGTAGGTGTTACTAATTGTTTAGAAAAGTCATTTGTCATACGTTTTTCAATCTTATTTTCAATTTGTTGTATCCGAACATTTTGGTCTGCGTTAGACTCTTCTAAGGCCTGTATTTTTCTCTCTTGTTCGACGAATTGTTGGGCATAAACAAGGAGCATTTCTGCTTGTGTCTTTGGTATATGTTGTTTGGACAATGTTTCTCTCATTCTTTTAAACTCTTGAATGAACTTAACTTTCATTTTCATAGCTTCAGGGGTTATGTATGCAAATGCTACTAAGGTGAATGCTTCTTCCGTTAAAGTGAATTTTTCTTGAGCACGACCTCTGGAATCCAAATAATTAATGCGCCCAAAGTTGAGCGTATTAAATTCGTGTTCACCTGCTTCTGCTAGTTTTGATATTTGAACTTCAATATCACGTTTAACATTTTTGTGTTCCTTACCAAAAACTCCGGCAACAGTTAATGAATCAGTTACTACATGATCCTTTTCAATGAAAACAAGATTATTCATTTGAATTTCCCTCGGCTAAAATATGTTGAATCGATTTAGCTATTTGCATTGCTTCATCGGTTGATGGATAAAATTCAATAACGCTATTTTCCTTATAGACTGGATAATCAGGCTTTGATTTTTCTTTATCTAAAACGAAATCATTTACACGAATGATGACTATCCCTGTATCTTCATTTCTATCAATCTGCAAACCAAATTCTTCGCCAACCAATGTAATACTTTTAAACATATTTTCTCCTCCTATGAATCTCTTGTTTTTTTAGAACCTTAATCGTTCATCAAATTTTGCACGTTAGGTAAAAAAATCAGAGGATGTTAATCCTCAAAAATGCTTTTAATACCATTCGCCTTTTTTTGTGTAATGCCACCAGATGTCTTCGTAATACACCTTCAAGCAATCATCCTTATAATCCCAAACAACATTTTTAACTTTAGTTCTTGCATACTTTTTTTGATTTTCTGTACCCATAGCTGCCATATGGTTTTTATGGATATTCAAGAACATTTCACTTTGCTCTGCTGTTAGACCAAACTTTGTCATGTATCTGCCAACTAAACGGTTAACGTTGAATGGATAACCATCTTTCAAATTCCCTAGATATTTTTGAATGTCATAAAATTTATCCCGTTTTTCACGAACAATATCGCGCTTATGATCTATAAACTTTACCGTTTCTGATTCAAAATCTTTTTTTGAATAAAGCTCCATTAGCATGTCATTAAGTAATTCACTTTTCGCTGAATAAGCGTTCCATTCTTCTCTTGTTCTTTCGTGTGAAACAAGAAATTCAAATTGCAATTCTTCAAACGTCCAAGTTGAAGTTTCCATTTTACAACTCCCTTTTTATGAACTTTTTTTAGTATCTTGCTGCTGATTTCTTTGCTCTTCAGCTAAGCTTCTAAGCAACCCCGGCAATAAATGTTTGTTAACGGCTGCTGCAAGTTTTTCAGCTGGTACAATAATCATTTGATCGCCTCCCTTTATTCATTTGTATGTTTCGCTGATTGTCCTTTATGGCTTTCAGTTGAAAGTGAATCAACCAGTACATACACGGCATCAATAATTTCCTTTATGTCCTCGATCATTTCATCCTTAGAAAGCAGCTCATCTTCGCTGATACTTAATCCAAGGACATAAAGCTTAGAAAGGATTTCATGAGTAAGGCTTAATTTACCGAAATTCATAATGGGCTCCACCTTTCATGACTTAGATTAAATTTGGAGATAATAAACTGATTTCAACTTGTTTCTATTTTAGCAACAATTTTTACAAAAAAAATCAACAATATTGCATTTAAGCAACTTAGATAAAATAGGTAAATGCTCAGCTTTAAACGAATACTCGCCTTTTTCATATTTCAAATAAGTTGATGCATTTTTAAAACCTAGCGAATCGGCCATATTTTGCATGGAGTATCCTAATTCATTTCTTTTGGCTTTAATTAATTCTAAATTGACTTTTATCATGATTGCCTCCTCTCTTGTTTCTAATTCAGCAACAACTTTATAACCTGATTATATATTGCTATTTTAGCAACGTCAATATATTTTGTTGCTTTTTTAGAAATTTATTTATTTCCGTTTTGGAAACATGATAAAATCACGTATAAGAAAGGGATTTACTAGGTGGTGAATGAATGTCAGGTAGTATCGGTAGTCGCATAAAGCATTTAAGAGAAGAAAAAGAGTGGTCCCAACGTGAATTAGCAGATCGTGTTGGAATTAATTATAGCGTCATAAATCGTATAGAACTCGATAAAAGGCCAGTTAAGGATCTCGAGATAAGCAAATTTGCCGATGTCTTTTCAGTAAGCACCGATTTTCTTGTTGGTAAGATCGATACGAGAAATAATTCATCTATAAAAAACAACATAAAAACTGTAGAAACCTACGACTCCCTTGGAGAAATAAATGAAATCATCAAAGAATTAGGCATTGAAGATATGGGATTTTTCGATATTGATAAGTGGAAGAATCTTTCCCCTGATGATGTCGAGGAGATCCGCAAACATTTTGAATGGGTTGCTCACAAAGCAAAAGAACGCAACGAAGAGAAATAAAAAGACACCTGGAATCTAAGTCCAAGGTGTCTTTATTTTTGAGAGGAGGTGATTTAATTGAGTAACAATCAAAAGCCAACACAACAAGCAGTTCGCCCAGTTGGACAAGCTGGATGGCATCAGAACTCTGCAGACAAGCCATCTTTAACATCTAGGCCGCCGTCTTCCGGGCCAACGCCTAAGAAATAGATCCGTCGATTACTCTTTGATTATAGAGCTCTTGTGCCTGTAATGCTTCATCGGTATTATAAATTTTTATTATTGTTCCAGAATTTGTATCGATGAAAACATGATCTGCTTGGACATCATAGTATTCCATTACCTTTGACCAATGATCAACTGCCTCGAGTACAATGTTTCTTTCCTGTTCATTTGCTCGAGGTACTTTAACTAAAGAACCAACAAAACACTTTTCTTGATTATCCATTTTGCAGTATTCTACTATTTGCCCCTCTTTTGTTAAAAACATTTCATTCCATACTGTTGTTTTTTTCGATAAAGGAGCAATTCCATTCGCTTTTCTAATTTTATTAATCTTTCCTAAAAGTGGATTATATCCTTTTCCAGCGATTAGTTTGGCTACATAGAAACTGATAATCACACTAGAAAATACATAATAAAGCAAAAACCAAATATTCCGGGCCAAGTCTGTTAAATCTGTTACTTTGCTTGAGAGTAGCACCCAATTAAATTTTAATAATGGAATATCGATTGAAGGATGCAAATTCTCCATATGAGAAAGCCAAGCTAATAATTGATAAACTACTAAAACGATTGCTACAATCGGAATCCATAACAGTGCACTAATTGCTAAGACTTCAGTGTTTTCTTGTTTATTTGTAGGTGTTACACCAAAAAGTTGGATCCACATAAACGCTAATAATCCAGGAATCGTAAAAATAATAATTGCCACAAATTCTTTCAGATTTAATCCTCTCCTATCCCACTATTATTCTTATTCTTTTTTTAATTTATCATACTGTTTTCATAAAGTACTAGCATCCAATACATAATATGGATATTTTTTTTATTGTAAAATCGAACATACGTTTGTATAATAGTGTCGAGGGAGGTAAATTTATGGAAATTAACATACCAACATTTATGACTTCGGCACTGGAAGATTGGGTCACGAATTTTTATATTCGCCTTAAGATCTACCACCCGCGACAAATCAAATTAGATTACATTGCAAGAGTATATGATATTTACATTCACAAAAAGCCTATGCCTGCCTTCTATGAAGTGATAGGAAGATACAGAGGGATAACCATAGATAACAGAGAGTCACTACCGGTCCAACGTGAAATGTTCTTTCATGAATTAGCTCATGTTCTCCGACACGCTGGTGTGCAAAGTATGATGCCAGTTGCACTTCTAGAATTACAAGAACGAGATGCCAGGCATTTTACTCGGTATGCTGCAATTCCTAATCATATGTTAAAGTTTGTTGATTTCAATGATCTGTACGTCATTGAACAAATGGCTAGCCTCTTTAAAGTAACACCTGAATTATGTGAAGAACGTTTGGAACAGATTTATAATCGGTCATTAAGTCAAAAATATATTGCTGAAAATCGGAATACTTATGAAGTATAGCCAAAATTTAACGGGATATTTTAGGAATACTTTTCTATATGATGGATGATGGAAAGGAGTGAAAATATGAGAACTGCATTATATATTAGGGTAAGCACGGACGAGCAAAGTAAGGAAGGATACTCCCTCGATGCTCAAATCGATAAATTAGAGGCTTTTTGTTATTCTCAAGGGTGGACGATAACAAAGGTATTCCGAGAAGAAGGTCAATCGGCTAAAAATATGAACCGTCCCCAGTTGAAAAAACTCTTGAAAGAGTTAGATGAGATTGATGTTGTCCTGGTCTATAAACTGGATCGGTTATCAAGAAGTGTCGCTGATATAAATAAATTGCTTCAAACCTTTGAAGAAAACAAGGTATCGTTTAAAAGCTCCACTGAGCCCTATGACACAACCACATCGCAAGGAAAGTTATTGATTAATATCTTTGCTTCACTCGCTCAATTTGAAAGAGAACAGCTCGCAGAACGCGTGTATATGGGCATGACCAAAAAAGCAGAACTGGGAGAACGGAATGGTGGCCGCGCTCCTTTTGGTTATCGGTTGAACGATGGCTTATTAGTGATTGAAGAAAGTGAAGCGCGTATTATACGAGAAATGTATCGTTTGTATAACGCTGGAAAAGGCCTTAGAACCGTCGCAATCTATCTCCAACAGTTTGGTATTGAAAGGGATATTCGAACGATTGGAAGATGGATTGAGAATCCTGTGTATGCTGGTAAATTAAGATGGGGAAATCGGTCTAAATTAGATACTCTCATTTCGAATGAACTAACTCACCCGGCTATTGTGGATAGTGAAACGTTTGAACATGCACAGCAGCTGCGTAATAAACGAACCATCGAAGGAAAGAGAGCTACCTCCCCTTTTCATTTTTCAGGTGTACTACGATGTGCAAGATGTGGTGGGCCGTTGTCTGGATACACGAAAAAAGCAAGAGGCTCCAAACACTATGTTTGTATTAACAAGAAGAACAAAAGCACTTGTGACCTTCCTATGTTTACAGAGAACGCTCTTACACAGCGATTTTTAGATGAATTGAAGGTAGATGATCCAGAGGTTTTTCTATCCCAACACTTTGACATCAACCAGGAGGAAGTTGATGATCAAACCATTTTAATAAAAGAGCTAGAAAGAGAGTTGGCTTCCATTAAGCTACGTAAAAAGAATTGGCTCTTAGCATTAGGAAATGGAGTAATTAGTCAGTATGATTTTTTAGCGATGAGTGAAGATGATACAAAAAAAGAGGAAATACTAAAAGAGCAGCTAGTGACTATCGCACCTAAAGAGGTAAAATATGATCGTGAATCCATAATAGCTATGCTGGATTATATTCCGCATCTTTGGGATAAAGCGAACGATTCAGAGAAGAAGAACTTTATTAATGACCTATTTGAATCAGTGACAGTGGATGTTCCATCGAGCTACTATCGAGCACCTGGTAAGACCCCTTCTGTACTCATAACTGATTTTAAATTCCTCTAAAAATAAACTCCTTTGTGGTCGTTAGGCGTAGCGAACGACTACAAAGGAGTTTAAAAGAATATGCTTTTTACTTCTTGTTTCTACAGTTGCTGCAAGCCTTTCTTTTCTGTTTCTTTACTCGAAATGATTGTGGCTTTCTATAAACTCCGCATTTTTCACAGAGCTTATATTCCACTTCTTCGACTTTAATTGTAAACATCTATTTCACCTCCTAAGAGTGGATTAACGAATTAATTTATCTAAAATCCTCCTTTGTGTAGATTCGGCATGTTAACCCTTTTACCTCGCAATATTCTTTCAGTTTCTTTCTCCGAATTTCGGTGGTTGTATAAAAAATGAGTATGGGTTTGTGATTAAATCGCTCGAGCAACAAAGGATTTAGTTCAGCATACCTGTCAATTTTCTCTTTGTTCTCTAACATGCTTTGAGTCCGATCCACTTCTAATAAATGAAAAATACCCTTATCTGTAAACGAAGCATCTGCCACAATTCTTTTTTCTGTCGTTACTAATCCTTTAGGTTTAAATACAATTTCATGTTCTACACGCCAATCGCTCGGACAATTAAAATGTATATAAAATTCATTCCTTAACAGGTGATGTTCTACTTGCAAGGACCACTTCATTTCCTGGTCGGACCCAATAGTGTCCCTACCTTTCTTACTTAGATAATAGACATTCATTCCGTTGTGCACCTGGATATGAAAGAAATCTTTCATTTGGTTTAGAATTTTCAATGCGTTCCTATCGCTTTTTAGGTCATGGATCCGTTGTAGCTGCTCTCTTGTAGCAAAGCGTAAAACTTCAAAACTTTGTAATATTTCCTCCTGCCTCATGATTTTTCTCAGTGTATTCGATGACACTCTCAGGCACTCCTTCCAGTATGGTTGGTTCTTGATATTTCGCTAATCGCTCCCACATATCTTCATGAGAGATAAAAGGCACCTGCATTTCTTTTAACTCATGAGTTTTAAAAAGAGCTCTTCCTTTAATGTCTGACGGTAATTCCTCTGCACCATAATCATCAATTGCCACTCCTGAGGCATACCCACTTGGTAAACGGAAACTTATCTTTGCATCGGCATTCTGTTTAATTTGCCTTGGTAAAGTATCTGCTGTTGGATATTGAGTGGCAAATATCAATCGATATCCTAGAGCTCCTCCAACAGCAGCAATACGGCTTAATTTTGACTGACAATCTAATAATCTCTTAATATCACTTCGATGCATTAATCCTCCGTCAGGGGCTAACTGCGCTCCCTCATCCACGATGATAAACCGCCTCCTTTTAATATTGGTATCAACAATATTTGAAATGTTCTTTTTTCTAAAATCCGCATATTCGTACTCGAGTAACCCAGGTTGCTCTCCTCTTTCAATATCAGGCATTTTATTGGTTAAATAGGTAAGTAGTTCAAGTGCTTCTTCCGGTCCAGAAGCAACGCTTTTCACTTGCCTTAAACATTCATACCTACCGAATTCCAATCCTCCTTTCAAATCGATAATATAAAACTCCACATCGTCAGGATGATTTTCTATAAGATAAGTCATGATCATTCGCAACAAGACTGTTTTTCCAAACCTGGTAGTTCCTGCACCGGTCATGTGTGGCGTGTGGTCAAAGTTATGCCATACTAATCCTTGCAATGATTTTCCGAGTGGGACTAACCATTTGTCACCTATTAAAGGTAAATGTTTGTATGGATACAACTCAGGTAACTCTTCATCAAAGACATTTATTTTCAATAACTTTTTGTATTCGATTTCTACAGGTTTTTGGAGCCCATCCGTAAACACCTTTGCTTCCTTTTCTTTTTGGCGCATCGATGAAGCCGCCTGCCCAGGTATGATACTGAAATTGTATGTCACTCCTAGTTGTGGATGATGTTCAAATGGTACACACTTTTTGTGGAAAATTGTTTTACCCCCTTGAAGATGATAAGCTAGTTCTCCTTTCTTTATTTCTTTTTGACATACTGTGCAATCCGACTGAAATTTAGTGGTAATCAACTTTAATCCTTCATAAATGATTTCTTTCTTTTTAAACTTAGGAGTATTTAACTTCCCCTCCTTATCTCGAATGCCATAACCAACATTCTTGAAAATAAGCTCAATCGTTTTCTTGTCATTTGGCTTACCTTTGGGTATAAAAGCAGCTACACCTATTAAAGCTGGAATAATGGCCCATTCAATCATTTCATCACCGCCCGCGCAAAATTGGGAAGGGACCCACCATACGACGAAGGAGTATTGGGAAGGGACCCAATAGTTTCAATCAATCAGAACCATCAAGTACAAGCACAAACTTAATAAAAACAACAATCCGAACGTTCCAAGGAACTGAATAACGAAAGAACTAAATTTATCCGAATAACAGAACCACCTTCAGACATAACATAACGAAACCAAATCCTAACCCTCCGTAGGCAACAAAACGAACTAACTTTTGATTGATCGTCACACCGAACTTTTCTAACACAATCAGAACTAAAAGGGTGGCTCCTAGACCAATAAAGAAGGTCAAACCTCCATCCACCGCAGATAAAATACCAGGACTAGGAGCCATAAATACCTTGAATGGAATTACCTCATAGGCCATTAAAATATCCTCCCTCGTTTTTCAATTAGTTCACCAGTAAAATTACTTTGAATTTTCACTAGCCTCCTTACAGTAAAATCCTGTTCATTTCGATCCAAGAAATCATGTACTTTGCTTAACTTCATTGCAAAAACATCATCATCAAGAAAATTCTCAGTCCATTTCATATGAATGTCATTCATATATTTTTCAAGCTGCTCGTGATTAAATTCAGTCACGTTTATTCAATCCTTTCTGGAATTCTTCATTTTCCTTATCCCATTTGTCATAACCATGAATTCTCCCGATACCGTAAAATACACTACCAACAGCAAGTGTACCCGCAGCCATTATTAATCCTGCCAACATCTCAATTCCCCCCTCTCATTGCCCAGCAGTAATCACAGATATTTTCATCATTGGTAAAGTGGTAATCATCACGTTCCTGACCACAATCTTTACATGTAGTCATAATCAATAGCCCCTTTCTGTACGGTATCGATTGAACGCATCCGAAGCTGTCATACGTTGATTTTCTTTGCCTTCAAAACGCTTAGGAGTAGATTCTAAATAATTAACTACAGGAGCAACCAAAGCATGATCAGAACCGTAATCCCAGCCTCTGTCATAATTAGCTCCACCAGAAATAAAAAGCTTACTCACACGGCCGCCATCGATTCCAAATGGAGAAGGTTCATCGTACAGTTTAGCTTGAAAGAAAGTGTTGTCTTCATATCCTTCAACCCAATTGATATAATCCGGAAACATAGTTAATTTGATATCACTCACCTATCATGCACCCCTTCCCAGCCGATAATGATATCACCATGAGTACCTCGAAACTTACAAATATAGCTAGGATCATTGGCATTAAACCAATAAGTGGAGCAGGAATACAGATTATAAGATTCATAATCTTGTTGGAACAGATTTAAAAATGAATCCCACCCTTCTTCCTTTACAATTTTTTTCGCCTCATCATGAGGCATGATCTTATCGAAAAAGGCCACTCATTATCCCTCCCAGTAGTGATTGATGATTTTCTTTTCAATTCGCTTGTAATAATCCACCCTGGTTGCATCAAATCGATACATGTGATCAAGTATTGCTTCATGCTGCTCTTTCGTTTTGGCTTTATCACAAAGATTATTTAAATCGGCTACATCGAATAGTAATGAGGTTCTTTCAAGTTCATTAAATGGATTATGGTTGTATTCCTTAGCGTCACGATACCCTTCGAATATTGCTTTAATAAAGCCGTTAAACCCTAGTTGCTCCATTCGGTATCCCCCTTTCGTTGTTCTGTGATATATTCTTATGCCCATACGGAAAGTAAATTGCTTGTCTAACAAAAAATAATTGTATTTTTTTCGTTATTTATTGTTTAATAAGCATAAAGGAATATAGTATGTATTTGGTGAATAAGATAATAATTTACATGTGAAGGAGATTTTCAAATGAAACCACGGATTAAAGATATTAGGATGAGTAAAGGGTTAATGCAGAAGTTTGTTGCTGAAAGGGTAGGGATGAAACAACAGCAATTAAGTGATTGGGAGAAGGGAATTGCGTATCCAAGAATAGATAAGGCAATTAGGTTAGCAGAGGTTTTAGGTGTTTCTATTGTTGATTTGTATGAAGAAACATCCAAAACAGAGGAAGTAAACGATGAACATAACAATACAAATTAGCTATATTTCAAATGATAATAAAGTCATGCAGCGTGGATCCTTTCCACTCAGAAGAAGAAAGCCGGAAGTAGTTGCTTATGATTGGTTTAAAGAGATACGAAGAGAAATGCCATTCGGTGCAGAATTAGAAAAAGTAATTGCCGATGGAGAAGATATTACTGAACTAGTAAAAGAACTAGAAAAAGCCCCTCTCAGTGAATGAGAAGGGCTTCTTTTTTATTGGATTAATGCGCCTTTATCATTGAATCGATATGGAACTGAGTCAATTATACATGAACCAGTGACCATTTTTCCTTTTTCATCAAGGTAATACCATTTTCCACTTGAACGAATCCAGCCTGTTTGCATGACTCCGTGTTTATCAAAGAAATACCAGGTGCCAGCGACCTGGTACCATCCAACAACCATAGAACCGACTTTTTCTTTGAGGTAATACCACTTACTATCCTCTTCTAACCACCCGAATTTCTTTTGGTTACCTTCGTAGTAATACCAAACGGAATTTTCTTTGATCCACCCATCTTTACCGGTTGCCGCAAAGTTTCGGTATGACCAATTCAAGTCTACATAGGTACTGATCCCATTAATACGACCAGTTGATGAGTGTTGCCATATGTCAGCATTTCTTCCGAGTGTAAGACCATAACGGGCAATCCACAGTGGATAGTTTAATTTACTCTCATCCAGTTCTGTTTCTAAAAAATGTTTGCCTGTATAAAGAATGGGTTTGTATCCTGCCTTCTCAAGTATTTCCATGAATGCAATAGCAGCTAGAGTAAGTTCTTTTATACTTGAGTTCTTTTTGTTCTCTTCTAGATCCAGTACAGGTGGATAAGTTAGCTTGTGCTCTCGAATGACACCCAAGAAGTAGCGAGCTTCGGCAACGGCTTCAGGAACACTACTAAAGGTAGCATAATGATAAGCTCCAACATCTAAACCAAAACCTAACGCTTTTGGGGCATGATTTCGGAAATAATCGACTTTGGAATAACTTGTCCCTTGTGTAGCCTTAATAAAAGCAAACTTTACTCCATCGGCTTTGACTTTTACCCAATCAATCGAACCATTGTGGTGGGAAACATCAATACCTTTTAATTGAACCACTACTTCTCATCTCCTTTTCGATTTTGCGCCCTTTTTACTTTTGCTTCTAACTCACTGGCAATAAAGTTTAAAGCCCACAATGGGATCCATTTATCCCAACCTGCTCTGGTAAAATTGGCTGTCATTGAAACAACCGTATGATATAAAAGTCCTACTGCAAGCATATAAAAAAAGAACCCTTGTGTATTAAGGGCTCCATCAAGTAATTTTCCAAACACAGGTAACGCGAGAATGACTGCTGTCCTGAGCACTCCAATAATACCGTACTGAGATGAATAACTTTTATCTTTTGTGGCTGCAGCAATGGCTCCAATCCAATCTAAAGCGATAGCTAATGCCAATGCCCAAATTACAGTCAATCGAACCTCACCTCCATAAATAGTGCTTAAAAATGCTCCTACACTCCCACCCATTACGGCAAACAATCCTGTCTTACCAGTAAAGAGATTACTAATATTGAAAATACTTAAATATTCCTTCACATTCATTCCTCCTCAAAATAAAAAGAGAACTGATATCAGCCCTCTTTCGTGTAAAAATACACTAATTTTTTTAACATGAGTTACGTCGCCTTATTGTCCGAATATGACGATTAATACCCATCAGCAGTAAAGTTAAACGTACCGCCTGAAGGATTAGTTTTTACTATCGCACTCTTTTCGGTTGCACTCTGTAAATAAACAGTTCCATTAAATGTAGATGTTAAATGAATATGGGGCTCATTGTAAAATTGGAAATTAACAATAATTCCATCAGATCCTTTTGCCTCATATTCACTTTTTTTTGTCTTACACAATAAAGCTTCAACCGATTGAATGTAGTTACTAGATGATGCATTTTTGCCGATTGTCACGAGTTCAATCAAGTGCATTTTTAAATCGTATTCAGGTGTTTCAAACATAAATCTGTTTACAAATCCTGAATTATATAAATCCACTTGACCAACTTCTACACCATCCACTCTCACAGAAACAATCCCTCTATCTGACCCTTTGGTAAAGAAAATCTTGAATTTACTACCATAAGCATTGATGGAAAACTTGCTGTTTTGGTTATTAAATGATCTTAATGTTCCAGCGTAATAATTCGTATTTGTATCGGTAGAAGATGTGTAGTCACAACTTAAATCACTAGGTAATATGAGTGTCTTTGAAACATACTCAGCATCACCATAAGCAAGAATGTCATAAACATTGAATCCTACTCGATTAGAACTTGAAAGTGGGTTTTTATCCAATACTTCTAGGATTACCGTATGTTGTTTCTTATCTAAACCTTTGAAACTAATATCTGCTAACCTAAAAGATGTGTTGTACAGATCAAACGATTCTTGAACAACTACTCCATCAAGCGTGATTTTTACTTTACCGCAGTTCGTATCGCTTACGAAATACAGTTTAATATTATCACCAACAAAAGTGATGGTTGCTTTGTTACCTACAGTTGAACTTCTTTTATAGTAACTGTTTAATACGGTTGAATAAGGACCCTCTGTGTACCAAGTCCCTGTATAAGTTACTCCAACATCAAAATTAAAGCGATTTATTTTAAAATGCTTTACTGCATTGTTGACTAAATTCCCTTGAAAATCCATATAGGTAAATAGTTCATTTGCCCAAAGGTGGTGACCTAAATCATTGGGATGCACTGGATCAGGAGCGTAAGTGATATCAGCAAAAGCGTAACCTGAATTTTTCATCATGCTATACATATCAACATAACCTAAACCATATTCCAATGCTAATTTCTGAATGATTTTATTGTAATCTGTTTCACGTGTGAAGTTGCTTGGAGTGGATTTACTATTCCAAGTATCAAACCATCCTAAGCTAATACAAATAATATCCGCATTAGTTTTCGATATTAGCGTTTCTAACATTAAACGATAGTCACTTTCGAACTTATTCAACGGAGTACCATAGTTCCAATCATTAGTTCCTGCTGCAATCGTAATTAAATCGTAATTATATGGAATGATTTCACTATCCAGTAACGGTTGTATGGCTGACACTTTGTAACCGCTATGCCCTCTGTTTGTCATTGAGATTCCACTGCCAAACTTGTTAACAAGCATGTCTTTAACTAAATAGGCATAACCATAGTTATTAGTAGCAGCAGAACCATAAGTAATACTATCACCAATGGCTGCCCATGTAGCTGTACCATTTAGGCATTTTTTAATGAAGTTAAACAGATAATTTGTTCTGAATAGCTTCGTCTTTTCTGCCAAAGATGCAGCTAACTCACGGACATAAGTGCCTGCTGTTGGAGCAACAGTGCCGTCTTTTCGAACACGAATATCAAGAACTTCATCAGGCTGTGGAGTCTCTTGAATTAGAGTATTTACCCTGGCGACTTGTTCCTCCACAGTTGATTGTATATCTGTTTTAAATTGTTCAATCTCAGACAGTCTAATAACAAGTTCTACATCTCCACCATTGAGACTCTTCTTTACTTCGATATTGATATATTTATTTTCCGGGAAGGTTTTTACTTTTCCATCCGGCAGTGTAATTTTAAATTCCCCAAAACATTCACCGTAACCAATCAAATCACCTTCTTGCAGTTGGTAACTCACGATGCTTTGTGAAGCATCTTTGATGGTTGCTGCTCCGTTTTCAACTAGAGTCATTCCATTTTTCGTTTTCAAAAAGAATTTAACACTAGATCCTCCAGGAATAACAAACTGAGTATTATCTGCTTTTAACAACTTTAGTTCTATTTCACCATACGTATCATTCTGTTTAAGGTTGTACTGGTATAACTGCATTTCACCACATCCTTTTCATTCAAAAATAAAAGAGAACCTTAATTAACATAAGGCTCTCCTGTTATTTCTTCATATTGTGCTGCTGTTATTTTATTGAATTGAACATACTTAGATATCCTGCTTGTATCGTGATAAATCTCCCAGTCACTTTTAGCATACATGTACCAATCCAAACTACAGCACCCCTTTTATCATTAATTCAAATGCTAGGTCCGTTTCTTGCTTTTTAAGTAATTCTAATTCGGTCATAGGTTTTGGAGCATTTAAAATAGCTTCAATCTCTTCTGGTGTTGCACCTTCCAACCATTGCTTTGATTCAAAATCAAATCGTGGAGTATAAAACACTTCATTCTCAACATCCCATGGTTCAACAAGGAATTCAGTTATTTCTATTTCATTTGTCACTGTAACAGGTTCGATATAAAAACCATTTGCATCTACTCTAATAAGATCCATTTATTCACTTACCCTTCTGCTAAAAATGGAGGAATATTATCTAAAGATACATATGAGTTGGAAGGAACGTTAACATATATTCCACCATCAGGCTTAATGGTTACAGCTCCGATTGTATTCGTACCGCAAACAACTGAATAGTACAAGTTGAAAGCAGGCCGCATGCCAACTGGTAGGGTAAAAGCACGATTATTTGTTCCACCTTTCATTGAACCTCTAATATGCACCATTCCTAAAGGGTCTTTCATGTAGGCTGGATAATAATAAACCTCCGAACTACTTCCAGCTCCATATATTGACCATCCATTTATAAGAGAAGCCACTGTGAAAGCATTATTTTCTGCTGAAAGGCCATCGGAATTAATTAACACTTTACTATTTTGGATAATTACTTTATCAGGATTAATTGTACCTTTATTAATAGAACTGCCACTTAAATCTGTTGCAACTTTGGCTTGCAGTAACTTGATGTTTTTTTTAATTTCTTGAACAGTATAGTTTGTTTGATCAATGAAATCTCCAAGGACAAATGATTTCTGAGTTTTATCTTTTGGAGACCGTTGAACTGAAAGTACTCTTGCTTCTAAAAATAAGACAGGTTCAAAGGATGTATCTTTAATCCTAACTGTATCACCTATTCTTACTTTCTCGTGTTCATAACCAAAAACATATTCAATTGATGCTGCATCTACTTCATATTTCACTACAGAGCTTATTCGTTTTGAAAGCTCATTATTTCCTAATGTGGTCAATCTATCTAGGGTCATGTCTGTGTTTTCAGTCTCTGGTTCATAATATCCCCATAAATGCTTGCCGTTTCGACCCCATCTTTTTAAAGCATCTTCATCATATAGCTTTACTGTTAAGCGTGTTCCATCCTCTTTCACAGGACCTACACAATGCAAAGCAGTACAAATTTCTGCTGTGTTTTCTTTTCGAGTAACACCTATTAAATCTTTACCTAAAACAATTTCTTTTCCGCGATATTGCCCTTTTTGCTTCACCATATCTACATAACGGCCATAAACATAATTTCCTTGTATCTCTACACGGAACCGGATTTCTAATCCAAAAACACTTGCAATCTTCTTTAATACATCTAGAGCATTGGAAACTTCATCTATGGTAATTGACCTAGAACCACTGAATTCGGTTATTCCTCGTTGCCATTCAGTATCTGTTAGAGCCCAATCAAGCGCAGTATTCACTGTATCTCCGCTTCTTGTTATGGGTTCTATAATCTTTTGCTTAGCTAATTCGGTAAAAGAACCAATTGTATAGACTTCTTTGGTCTTATCGCTTTTTTGAATCGACTCTTCAATAATAAATTCGCGATAAAATCCGTCTTCATCAGGAATGATTACTCGATTACGCTCTGAAATAGGTTGTACTTTAATAGCTTGTGATGAAACAACATAATTCTTTATGGTTTGAATTGTTGTTTCTGTCCACTCTAATTGTGCATGAAGCACACTATGATCAGACAATGTAGTTTGGATTAATCCTGTACTTTTAATCGTTAAATCTTTTGAACAGATGATATTATCAAGCTTTCGAGTAGTCCAATCATCTAGATTGTATGAATCATAATAAACACCATTAAAACCATTCACCATTTGATAACTTGGTGTAAAAATATCGAACTCACTAACATCTCGAATGTTAAAATCACCAAATAAAACAAAGCTCTCACCATTTAGAGCATCCAGTTTTTCTTTTATGAACTGCATTTGTTGGGTTCTAATACTGTCATCATCAAACCTTAGATGCGTATTAAAGATATATATCTTCTTCCCATTAATAGTGGTTTCGGCTTGCGATAAAATGCGTACTTCTGAACCAGTTGTATTAGGTAGAGTGTATTGAGTTAACCCAATCATTTCAGATTCACTTAATGCCCCAATTCCATAATCAGCTGTAGGTTCATCTGATAAAGTAGTAGCTTTATAGAAATGTCCATAAGGAAATGAAAAGGCTGCAATCGGGTCTTTCGATATCGATTTTGAATAATTAACCTTTAATTCCTGTAGTCCAACAATATCAAAACCAGCTATTAACTCTCGACTGTTCGTAGATAAATTTATATATTTACCACTCTGATCCATCCCACCATGAATGTTCCAGGTAGCTACACTTATAGAATGGGTGATTATATTTGTGGAAGGGATAACAGTTTCATTTACCACATTTCGGATTGTATCAACCGGTACATCAGTACTTATTGTAAAATCAAAGGTTTCCTCGTTTTTAATGGTTTCTTTATGAGTGTCTGCCCAAAAATCTTCAATAACATCGATGATTTGGTCTGTTTGGTGATCAGTAACGTGAATCAACTTTTAACCACCTCACAGAAATCTTTCTTGATACTTTATTTCTACAGTTCCTGCATCTGTGGGAGAAACATTTATAATATTTACCCCTTTAGATAAAGGAAAGAAAGATGCACCAAAATCTTTTAAATGAAGCGCTGGTTGTCCATTAATAGTTATTTTTCTAGTCAAATGATTCATTTCAATTACATCGCCGGCCTGTGCAATGTATGGTACAGCATCATCAATGCTATTAAGCTGGTAAACTGATATATCTGTTACATTTTGTGTAGTAGCCGGGTAAGTACCAAATGTTCCAACATGAACAAGTACTTGCGTTACTTGAGCTGTAAATTTAGAAAGAGAATCAAGCCACTTATCACCATCTCTTGAATGATGTTCATTTGTATTAGGATCAATTTGGGCAATATAATACTCCCATTCGTTCCCTTTTCTGTTCAGTCTCAACACTCCCTCGAACTCATTCCAAGTCCATGGAGTAGATCCTGTCTTATGGTAAATGGTTTCATATTCTGTAGAATTAAACACCTCAAAAAGCGCATAGTTTGTGTTTGCGTAAGGGTATCTTCTCCACATTTGTAATCTTGCTACAGGATTATTGCTTGCATCTAATAATTCGACCATTACCCTCCCCACCTGTGATGAACTGGTAGGTTTTTGAGTCAAATATACTTCAAGCGAAAAGTCCTGTAGTGGTTGGCTTAATGATTTTTTCATAGCTGGCCCGTGCCAATCTGAACCCGAACCATAATCATCTGTATAAAACGTGAATCCACTAGTTTTTAGGACACCTGAAACTGAACCATCTAAAACTGATGAGGAAGCAGTCCAACCTACTAAAGAACCACAGGTATCATGTAATATTTGTGTTTGTGGGTCAACAACTGTTTCCCCTTCTTCCACAGGTTGTCCTATCCTCATGTATTCATTTCCACACAGTACATCTAAAAACGTTAATGGTTGAGCAACAGTTGTTTTAATTATGGGATAGGCCAATGCCGTTCCTTGATTATTTATAGTAGCTTTTCCGCTTGCTGCTGCTACACTTTGTTCCAACCCATATTTATAAGGGTCAAAACAAACGAATTTCAGTGTTCCCTTTCCAATTAGGAGATATTCATTCCAATCAGGTTCACTGTCTAATAACCCATAATAGGTCTTGTTTGGTTCATCACTGAAAACTATTGAACCTGGTACATCCACATCAAGTAAAGAATTTAGATAATCCACTTTTGTTCTTATATCTGTAAGATCATAACCGACTAATTCAAACGAAACTTCTAAAATGCGCTCAGGTTTCCTTCTGCTTTGATAAAACGAACCTGCTCGCCAAGGAATAGACATTCGATTGACCTCTTGAGAGATTGGGCCGCGTCCTTTTACATAGGTGATATTAATTAGATCACTCAAATCATTATCATTGTAATAAAACATTTTTCATCACCTCATCACCAATCCCCTTCGGTCTCTACGTGTTTGTTCCTCATTAAAATAGTCAATCATGGCTAACATGGCCTGTTTACCATCAATGTTAATAATCGCGTATTGAGGGACAGAGTTATTTGTTGATTCTGTCCTAATTGAAGCAGTTTCTTCTCTGACAATCTTCCTTAAGTCATCAAGGGCACCAACAAATTCAGGTCGTTTTTCCCCCACACCAATGACTTGTGGGCCGTAGAAAACGCCCCCTTTGTCATACCATTCAACATCAAATCCTGTTGGATAGCTGATGGTTTTTCCAAATGCAGTCGCGCTACTCCATGCAATCGAGAAATGGGGCATTTTAATTTTGCTTGTCATGTTTCCAAAGAATCCTTTGATTGCCTCAATCGCTTTTCCTACTGTGTTTTTTGCTGTTTCAATCGGATTTGTTATGGCAGTTTTAACCGCATTGAAAATTGATTGCGCTTTTGAAACCAATCCATCCATGTGGAATTTTGCCCCTGTTACCATATCCAAAAAGAAATTTTTAACACCGGATGCCATATTCATTGCTACCGTTCGAATGGCAGCCCATAAAGATTCAAAGATGCTTGCTCCAAATGATCGTAATGTTCCAAATATCCGAATACCCTCATCGACAAACCCTTTTAGAACTCCGCCAATTTTAGATACGATATTAGTAATAATTGACCATAAATGGGTATCTAGGTTTTTAAATACTTCTACGGTCTTAGTCCAAAAACCAGTAAAGTGAGTGACCCCACCAGTAACAAAGGATTTTATTCCTCCAATGATCCGGCCGAACATTAACAAATTCAAATAATTCCAGACAGCCTCGATGGCTCCGAAAAATATCTGTTTTATTCCTTCCCACATTTTACTGAAATCACCAGTAAATAAACCTGCAAAAACCTTGATAATACCCATAATTATTTTAATGGCACCATCTATGATTCCAGCAATGGCATCCCATAACATGCGTAAAATGCCAAGGATAACTGGTGCGATAAATTTAAATACTGCTGCTATTACTTCCCAAGCTTTTTTTACTGCTTGGGTTATTTGTGCACCATTTTCGTCCCAAAACTGCTTAATCATTGCGATTTTATCTTTAACAAATGCAATGATTTCTGATAGTAAAGGCATTACTATGGATTTGGCTGTATTAAATATTTTCATGAAAGATTGTCCTAAATTGCCTTCTCCTGAAAATAACCCTTTAATATAACCAATATAAGCCGAAACAAAGTTACTAATTGTGCTTTTAATTCCATTAACCGTTTGGACTACTTTTGTTATTGTTTCAGGACTAAATCCCATTTTAGTTAAAAATGTGATTCCCCCTATACTGTCGCCTGTTAGGATGGAAAAAGCACCTTTCAAGGTAAGTAAAGCACTTCTGATTTTAGAAACAACTCCAACAACAATCGATATAGCTTCGGGTCCTAAACCAATTCGTGAAAGCATACTTATGCCCCCACCCTTGTTTCCCCCTAGAACAGCCATAACACCGCCAATTCCTTCTTTAACAATTCCCAATCCCTTAGCAAATGAATCGATTACAGTCATAACTGAACTGGGAAAAATTGCAGCTAATGCCCCTCTTAATCCCCCGTCTTTCAACCCTGCGCTAAATTTATCCAAAATCGGCAAAGCGACTTCTAATCCTTTTTTTAGCTTTTCAAATAAAGGTTTCGTAAGTTCTGCAGCTAAGATTTTAAGATTATCTCGCATTGTGGACATCATGCCGTTAAAGGTATGAGATTGTTTTTCCATCGATCCGGCAAACCGAGTACCCATTTGATCAATAATCATAGGTAAAGCTTCTTTTGCAAATAACTTACCTTGTTCGGACATCTTCATGACTTCCTGAACGTTTTTGCCCATTCCTTTAGCAAGCATTTCCCATGCTGGAATACCACGTTCAGCCAATTGGTTCATTTCTTGGGCTGAGATTTTCCCCTTTGTGGAAATTTGGAATAAGGCCATAGCAACGCCATTTAATTCCTCATCTCCTCCACCAATAGCAGAAACAGCATCTCCTACTTTATTAAGTGTCGAAAACAGATCCTTACCCTGAAACCCTGCCATATTCAATAACTTAGCTGCTTTATCTAATCCAGCAAATTCGAAAGGGGTTTTTGCACCCATGACTTGTAGGGTTTTTACTGTTTCTTTAGCTTTATCGGCAGATTGTAGGATTGTTTCCCAAGCTATTAGCGATTGTTCCATTGCTGCGTTATAACTCACCCCTACTTTGCCAATAATACCGGTCAAAGCTATCATTGCAGTACCGGCAATTTTTGCTCCTGTCGATATTGCTCCCATAGCTTTTGAAGCAGAAGTCTCAACACTGCCAAAAGCAGCTCTTACTGCTCTGCTTGCTTGGTCCCGTGCAGATAAAATTATTTCAACCGTGTTTTTACCAGCCATAATGTCACCCCTTTCGATTCGCCTGATATTGGTTAATAATCCCTTGAATTAATTCAAAGGCTTCAATGTATATTGCAGGTTGGTCAAGATAACCACCTTCGTACGGTAGACAATGAAACTCTTTACACATTAAAAAGAGTTTTAAGTATTCATTAGAAAAAGAGCCGTTCCCCATCATTAAGGAAACGGCCGTTGTTAGTTTTTTCTTTCTGCTGGATTAAGTTCGTTCATGTTGTTGACTTCAACATAAATTTTGTTAAATACTTCATCGTCAAGTTCTTTGACTGATTCTTCTGTGATAGCCACCTCAGCAGCGCTCCAAGCTTTGATAGCTTTTGACATTGCATAATATTGGACCTCGTTAACTTTAGCAACAACACCGATCATAGAGGCAGGAATTTCATCAGCTTTGTCTAAATCCGCCTTTTTTAATGTTGAAGTATCTACCCCGGCAAACATGGAGGATAGACGGCTTGCAATTTCATCTTTCACACCTTTTGAAAGATACTGTAATTCAACCCATCCTCCTTCAAACTCAACCTTTTTCGTAGGTTTATCTTTTGAGAACATAGCCATTTTTTAAATCCTCCTAATAGCTTGCTTTTGAGTTTACTAGAGTAATTTTCATAGCATACAAGCTAGCATTATCATATTTAGGTACACCATCAACCTGTGCAGTAAGAGCACCAGTACCGTCCACATTAATCGGAAATGCTCCAAAACGGAATTTAGGCATTTCGATTGTTAATTTAAAGTTATTAGCTCCACTTATAACTGTTCCAATAAACTCCAGCTTCAACGGAACTTCGTTTTGTGATTTAAAAAGGTTATATTCAGTCAAATCCTTTAATTCAAGAGTAAATTTACTTGAAAATGTCCTGACTGCGTTTCTCAGAATCCGTGAAATTTCTTTTGTCCCATCTAACGTTGCCCTGGCTTCTAAACCGTTTTTTACACCAAATTCAGCAGTAGAAATGTCCTTATTCACCACATTATTTAGTGTGATCGTAGCTTGATTCCATAAGAAAGGATTTTGAGCATCGAAAGATGGAACCGTTTTTGCGATAAGTGCGAGCTTTTTCCCAAGAATAGATGCAGAACCATTCATGATTTTCTTATCTGTTCCAAAAGAGAAAGTAAGCTCGTCCACTACACAACCTGCATATTGGAAAGCTTGCTCTAAATCTCTATTAACCTCTAATGTGTAAGGAGGTAAAGCACATACATTTGAAAAATTACTTTGCGAAGGAGTAAAAACATGCTGGTAAACTCCAGCTGCTAAACTAGTTGTAACAGGGGCTCCTAGGGCTGATCGTAATAAATGTCCAACGCTATTAGGATATACATCAAATCCTAAATCACCTGTTACATTATGTTGTCCTTCGTAAGATGCTCCCTCATCCACAATTCCATTAAGGGCTTCTGAAGTTATTTGCTCAATTTCTTCACTTAATCCTTCTGAGTTGAAACGAATGTAATCTGTTGCTGCTACTGCAGTCCCGAATTCTGTTTCTTTTCCAATACCAACGTGAGCTAAAGAACCTAATGGCATTATTTTTCACCTTCCTTTTTCTCAATAAAAAGCCCGGTAGAAAGAAGTGTTTCATTGTAGCTCACTTCGTCACCGGGCTTGAATTGACCGTACTGAGGAATTATTCGTTCCTCTCCACCGATATATTTTAGTTTTTTCTTTTTTGTCATTAAAGAACCACCCCTTACATGTCTTCTTCAGTTGTAGCAGCAAGTGATAATTCTGCAACTAACATTGGAGTACTTTGTTCAAGTAGCGCAAAAACTTCACCTGAGGAAACTGTATGATAATAGCATGATCCACCAAGACTAATGTCTTTTCTCAATCCACTTATAGTGTTCATGATTAAATCTCTAATTATTTGTTGAGGTGCATTTACATCGCTTGTATTTAGAGGGATATATAACCTTATAGTCCACTGCCAATTAACATTAGCCCTCATAGTCGTTTTCTCGCTTTGATTGAAGCTATCAAAATATAAGGTCGCTGCGGGCAGACTAGAAATAGATTGAGGTTCGTGATCGTATGCAACTTTGATTCCTGATACTTGTGTAAGGATGTTTTTAATATTAGTAGCCATTAAATTTAAATCAGCCATTGTTTTGAATCTCCTCTATAGCCTGCTGGACACCCTGAGAAAAAAGACTTTGAATTTGACCAGAATTCTGCATTTCATTTATTGTACTTTCCAAAAACTTATATGCTTTAACACCAGGGTGCCGTACTCTTTTCACCGGGCGTTTTAGTCCTGGCCACCATAACAATTTTCCTCTTTTAGCTTTAATTACGTGTGGTTTTGCTCCACCTTCGAGAATGTGTCCAACGAAATATTGTGAACCAATGATTGATTTATCTTTTTGAGTCTTACCACGAATGGTTTTTACTAAATTACCTTTTTTAACAAGACCTAAAGATCTGATTTTCACCCTTACTTTCTTAGGGGCCTCTCTGGTAATCTTCTTCATACCCTCTTTTACAGATTTCGGAGCAATGTCAGTGTTATTTTCAATTAAACGTTTTAATTCAGGACTTATTTCCACTCTTGTAAATATTTCTTGTGCCATACGCTAAACCACCTTCTTATAAGGTGCCACAAGAGACCTAACTTGTGCCGGAAGAGCCTCAGGACGAAATACAAAGCCTTCTTGAAAGGTCGTTGAAAAACTTGCAACATCGGCTTTATAAAATGATTTAACGTAGTGTTTACAAGCAAGCTCTAATGGTGCTGGAATTTCGCTTAATCCAGCTACATAAGTAATTGAAATGTTTATATCACCTAATGGCCATATTGAATTTTTTCTAATGAGTACACCGTTATTCTTTTTCACTTTATACTCAGCTGGATCCAATTTTAAATCTTCAACCGTTACAGAACTAATGGACTTAACTGGGAATTGTTCAAGTAATAAATAATTTTTCCCTGTCCCATCATATTCTTCATCAAATGTTTGTTCCAAAAACTTTCTTTTACAATAATCTTCGATAGCTGTGGAACAAGCATTAATAAGGTTTTCAATTGTGGTATCATCGTTCACTTGTTCTAAAGGAATACCGATATAAGCCTTGGCATCTTCAAGAGTAGTTAAAGCGTTAGGAGCAAGAGGCATTACTCATCACTCTTCTCTTTATGCTTACCAGTTTTTACTTCTTCTACATATCCGAACTTAATCAGTTTCTCAGCTAATTCCTTTTTAAGTTCCGTTTTTTCATCAGTTTTTAATTCATAACCTAATCCTACGCAATCAATTAGAGCTTTAACTTTCATCTTAATTCACTCCTTTACGAAAAAAATAAGAGGGAACGAATTCCCCCTTCCATCATTAAGCGATTGTTACTTGTCCGTAGACGAATGCTTCAGCATCACGAGTTTTAACCTGTTCCCTCTCGATAGCACGGAACAATGTGTTGTCTGTTTCAAAAGCATCCATTGCAACATCAGAAGCAGTGATAGTAAGCTCTTCACGATCAAATAAAACAATTGCCTCTTTAAGGTCTCCGATGATAATTGGAGCTTTTGTTCCGGCTGTTGTGTCATTTGGAAGATCTTTGTTTGAGAATTTTTGAATAGGATATAAACCAAATAATAGTTTTCTAGTTGGTTGCGTTGGGTCCTTTTGTAATAAATAGTTACCGTCCGCATCTTTCTGCTTATCTAACCAGTTGTATCCAGTCTGATTTGTTACAACCATAGTTGTACCCTCGAAAGCAGGATCAAGTTGTTCGTTGACCACATCTTTTAAATCATCAAAGTCTGCGATTGCAGTTTTAGCTTTTAATGCGAGCTCGGCAAGAATTAATTTATTACGAGTAACTCGAGACTCATCACCAATCCATCTTGTTAGTGTAGATCGGATTGCTTGATCGCTATCTTTTAATAACTCATTAGTGACCTTAAAGAATCCAGCATACTTTTTAACGGCATATGCCAATTGAGTAAATTGTGGCGTTGCTTTTTCAGAAATAGTTCCGTTTTCAGCCACTTCTGCAAATCCTGTTTGTTGTGCTCTAGCTTTAAATACACGTGAACCGTTAGGTGCTGTAACAGGTTCAACAGTAACTAGATTTTGAAGTGCGTCTTTTTGCACACGCAGCTCATTAATGTCAGTTAAAATATCCTGAGGTACAGTATATCCACCGTTAGCAGAACTACCTGCACTCATTTCATTTTTAAACTTTGTTCTAACAGCGTTAATAAAATTGCTGATTTCATTTTCTTTACCAGGAACCTTTTCTGGTGCTTTGTTTTCAATATTTTCTTTTTCTTGATCATAAAGGTCCTTAGCGATATCAAACTTGTTTTGAAGAGACTGGGCCTCATCGCGTGCAGCCTTTGCTTCCTCAATTTTGTTTTCAGCTAAAAATTGCTTAGCCTCTGCTTTCTTGTTGCTGATTTTTTCTAAAAGCTCACGTAATTCTTTGTTCATCAATAAAACACTCCTTTATTTTTGGGTATAAAAAATAGAATCAGAGTAAATCCAATTCCATAAGTAACTTTTCTTTTTCATTTTCCAAGGTGTTATCCGGCTGTGGTTCTTCTGTTTTGCTAAACAGCTTGATTACTTGATTAATAGACTGGCTAGCAGAGTTTACGATAGTTCCGCGATTAAAAGATAATTCACCCATGTTTTGAACATCGAGTGGTTGATCAGTGTAAAGGACTGAATCTGCAAATCCATTTTTGACAGCTACATTTGCAGACATCCATGATTCATCATCCATCATGGAGGATATTTCCTCACGGGTCCTACCTGTCTTGTTAACGTAAGCATTAACAATAGATTCTTTAACCGTATCAAGAATATCAGCCACCTTCCGTAAGTCATGCATATCTCCATAAGCCCCTGTAAGAGGGTTGTGAATCATCATGACTGCTACTGGTGACATGTGGACCTCATCGCCTGCCATCGCAATGACAGAAGCTGCACTCATTGCTTTTCCATCCACTTTAACGGTAATTTTTCCACTATGGCTTTTTAGAGCATTGTAAATGCTGGCCCCGGCAAAAACACTTCCACCATAGCTATCAATCCACACGGTTAAATCCTGGCCGGCAAACTCTTTCAATTGGTCTTTAAAAGCATTCGGAGCCGTTGCAGGTTCACCAAACCAATCATAAATCCACAAATCACCATCATCAACAATGTCACCCTCAATACGAAGTTCTACTGTTTCTGGCGTTGTCTCTGTGGCTTGATTTTTAATAAACTTCCAAAATGGCATTAACTTTCACCTCCCTTCCCGTATTGCTCCCCAACCTTGGTTACCGGAATGTAGTTTCCATTGGTCATTAGGATATCTCCACCTTCCACCGCTGGGAGATCAAGATAACTTCTCGCCTCGTTTGGTTTATATATTGCATTGTTTACACCCTTAGCTAAGGCTTCCATCTGTGACTTAATGTCTGCTCTCAGAATCACGTTTACGTTGAATTTGAAGAAATGTCCTTGGTTAATCAGTTGAGAGCTCAACACCTTGTAAGTAATTTCTTCCTCGTACTGTTTCAAGATGTACAAAAGAGTGTCAACATAAAAAGCCAAGTTCTGTGCCTCTGCTGAAGCGTAACTTGACTTCTCATAATCGTTTATTTGATTTGGTTTGATTCCAAAGGCTGCTGCAATCTGCAAGGCTGAGTATTTCTTCAACTCAATGAACTGACTGTCAGTCAATTTGATATCCATTGGAACCAATCTCATCCCAAGTGGTACCGGAATGATTTTTCCTGCATTCTTAGAGCCGTTAGCGAACTCTTCAAATCCTTTGACTAGTCGCTCTTTGGCACCTGAATCCAAGTCCCCTGTATACTCTAAGACTGCTTTTCCTGTTAATCCCGTTTTATAAAGGTTATTCATGAACTTCTGACTCTCCAGGCTACCTTCTACGGTTGCAGCAAGGATTTCCTGAACTGGTATACCTGTAATCCCATCAAAAGTTGTGGAAGTCTTAAAGTGCATAACCTCATCATTATTAAATACATGTAGTTTTCCTGTTTGTGGATCATTGTATTGGTACCAAATCTTATTCTTTTTCCCTAAGATTCCTTCGTTATCAACGAGGATGTTGGTGTTACTACTTTGCATAATCCACATATCTTTCAAAACTGGACCCTCAAAACGATTCCAAACATAAGCATTGCCATAATGATTTCGATTCATCTCAACTGTAGACCAAAATACTGCACTGGTTGTATATGGGTTGGGTCTAAGTTTAAGGATGTTATAGAGCTCTGATTTGTTGCTTTTTTCAATACCTTTCTCGGTATCTTGATACATTTTTAAGGGTAGTTTCCCCATACTTTCTGCTAATATCTTCATACAAGCAAAATAGGTAGCTTCGGATAGCTTGTCATAGGGTGTTTTTGAATCAATTCCAAGCCATTCAAGCAATTTGTTAACATTCATGCTGAGCGATACTGAACCACTGTTTTTAAAGAAAATATTCTTAAGCCATTTGAACACGTTGTTTCTCACCTCCCTTACCAGCCCATCATTTCGAGGTATTCATTCGTTACAACATTAATATCAAGTCCTCTATCTAGGAGCATTGCTCTAGAATGTGCGTTAATTGTTGCAGCAATAGGGTCTATTCTTTCTGGTGATTTAGCCTTTGAAAGTTTTATGTTTTCGTTCGGATCTGCAATCACTACGGCATTCCCTATGGCCCATGTCAAGACAGGGCTATCATCATGTTCAACTTGAGTTAGATAAACTTGTTCTCTAAAATCCTTTGTGGGTCCTGTTAGTGCTTTAATGCTCTGAGATATTTCTACAACCGTATAACCTTCATTCTCCATATCCTGCATAAATTGAGTTGCATTCCAACCATCTACACAGATTTCTCTAATAACAAGGTCATATTCTTCTTCTTTGTCCATGATATAGGATTTAACGAAGGCATAATCGACTACAGAGCCGGGAGTATCTGTCATCCATCCCTGTTTAATCCAAAGAGAGTATGGAGCTTTATCTGTACGACTTTTCTCTTTTAATGTATCTTCAGGCATGAAACTATGGCTTTTAATCATGTATTTTTCAGCTTTAGTCTCAAATGTTACACTTGTTAAATCGATTTTAGCTGAAAGGTCAACTCCTACAATAACATCTTTACCTCTGAATTCTTCCCAATCCATTTCCCGACCACACTTAGCCCATTTGGACATATTCATATAGCCGTTTTCTTTCATATCAACCCAAACGTTCATATTTTTTGTGAGGAATGATCGCATCTTTTCAGGTTGTTCAGATGCAGTTTTTAAATCTGAACGTAATGACTCAAGACCTTCTTCATACGTAGCAACTATTGGATTCGCTTTTACCCAATTTTTCTCATCATTGATATCATCATCTTTTTCCAATTCACAAATTAATGCAAAATAATCATCATTTTCCTGTGGTAGATCTGGATTTAATAATTTGCTAACGTAGTCATATTCTTTGAAGCACGGTCTTGATAAATCAAAACCTGCAGTCGTAATGACAACCATCAATGGACTTTTTCTTGCAACCATACCTGAAATTAATACATCATATATTTCACTGGTTTCGTGTGCATGATATTCATCAACGATTCCAACAGAAGGGTTCTTTCCGTCACCGAGTTTACGAGCTTCTTTTGATAATGGTTGAATAATAGAATTAGTTTTATATCTTTTTATTTTTCCGTATGCATCGGTATAGGAACCTTTTAATATTTCTGCATTCTGAATCTGTTCGTGAATAGCATCATATACCTCGGCTGATTGATCTCGTGACCATCCGGCAATATAAACACGATGTTTCTCATCGGTTAGAAATGTTTCATAAGTTGCAATTAAAGCTAGTAATTGTGACTTCGCATTTTTACGGGCCAACTGAATGTAGACCTTCCGAAACCGCCTTGCACCGTTTGATTTTTTATAGAATCCAAAAATATTAGCAATAATAAAAAGCTGAAAGTCAGTCAAGATAATAGGCTGTCCAGCTAAAATTCCTTCCAAATGTATAAATTCCTTAGCCCATTCATTAAAATCTTCAGGAATGTCTACATCAAAATAAAACGGACAACCATCCTCACCTAGTCTGTTAATATCATCTATAAATCGTTGCGCTGCCCAAATATGTTTTTTGCAGGCAATAATATCACCAGAAACAACATCATGAGCATAATTCCATACTCGTTCAAAAACTGATGTCATATCCTATCGCCAAACCTTTTTTGACCACTAGTTTTAGGTTTGTCATCATCTATATTTTTAGGCATTACTAACCTGCACCTAGAGGATATAGTCAAACCAAGATCACTTGCTGCTGAACGACACTGTTTGAACAATTTATCCTGGTTAATAAGTAATTCCGAAAAATCTGGATTTGCTGCCTCTTTCATCCCGTCCTGAAATTTTTCCCCGTACTCGTCTTTAACTATATTTGGGACTTCAATTACAGAGGGGATTTTCATTAAATTGTCTGTCACTTCGATGTACATTTTTTGGGCCATTAAAAAACGAGCCAATGCATCGTTATCCAGATTAGTCATAATCCCGATTTCAACAAGCTCGCTAGAAATTCTCTTAAATTCCTTTTTTAATTTTGTCGGCAAATAGGAAGGAGGCTTTACTTTATCGGATGGTGCTTTCACTTCCTGGGCCTTCCGTTCCTCTATTTCTTTCTTGGTTAAATTCTTATTTCCTTTTAATACCAATAAATTCACCGGTTGTTTCGCTCTACCCAACGTTTTTTCCTCCTTCCCGAAATTTCAAAAAGGGAATTTTTTGTACGGAAGACTGGGGGGCGGTCTATATGGGTTTAGACCATACTTTTTTGATACCCCCCTATACTATCGTCAGAATTGTTTCTAATCGACACACAATTCATGTTTCGACATTATTTTGTCGATTTTTTTGCAAAGTTGCTGTCTTCAGTGGCTGTCTTCCTATCGTGGCATGTCTTACACAATGGCTGCCAGTTAGTTGGGTCCCAGAACAGTTGCATGTTACCTCTGTGTGGAGTGATATGATCAACCACTGTTGCAATGTCACCACATCGTACACAGATAGGATACTGTGATAAGTAGCCGGCTCTTGCTCTTCTCCACTTGGCACCATAGCCACGCTGTGCAGCTGTACCTCTAGATGAATCATAGGTATTGTATTGCTTATGCTCATCGCAGTAGCGTTCCCTAGATAAGTTAGGGCAGCCATATTTATTACATGGTTTTAACGGTCTGTTGGGCATTTAGAATCTACCTAATCTATTGGATCTAATCTTTATCTCATCAACAATTCTAGCTATTCCCTTGCCATCAACACATAATGGAACCTCTACTTTTATTTCTTTAGACTCATTCCCAAATACTTCCCTAATGAGTTGTGCAAACACTTTAACTTTATCTAACGGAAGAACTATTTCGTTTTCATGTAATGTTACCAACCGTTCCTTATTTGGTGGAGGCATTATTCTAGCGGACCTTTTCCCCTCTTCGTATAATTCACATGGATTATGATCAGTTAAGTAAAAACGTCCTTTATTACAAAACTCATATTGTATCTTAGCTTTAGTGACTGTCTTATCTGGATTAAGCTTATCTTCTGATTTCACACAACCATAATGACAGCATGATTGGCAATTTTTCATTTCCTTCTCACAGCTCCATTCCTTCTTTCATAAGTATCACGCCTGGTTCCCATTAACTCTTCTATATCTCTAAAACTTAAAATCTCTTTTTTCTTTTTCCTCTTCTTCTTAGGTGACTTTACTTTATCAAGCTTTTGTTTTTGTTCTTTAGATAAATGATCAGCAATCTTCATATGAAATCACCTTCTAAGTAAAGTAAAGCCACCTTTACTTCGGCAGATGGCAGACCGCTGTGATCCACACCTTAAACGCTACAGTCACGTTCCAATTGGAGGGAGGAAAGTTATAGAGTGGTTGGCGAAATAAAAACTCAGTCCATAACCAGGAGTGGAGTAATCAAGATAAAAGAAAAAAACATCCATCAGGATGTCTACTTATAATCATAAATGATTTATTTTACACCTTATCAGACGCGAATTAGACACTCTGAATTAGCTATAAACTATATTCTGTACAATTCGATAAACCTAAATAGAACTAGGTAAATCAAGCCAATTCTGTAAGTCTGAGAGTGAATTATACACTACCACTTTTGTAGCTAATTGATGATAGCAAAATAAATTCCAAGTTTTCCTATATTCTTAGTTTAGATTGGTAATTATTTAATTCATCCTGCTTTATTCCGATGTATCTTAGAGTGATATTCGGATCACTATGATTTAACATTTGTTGCAACACGGCTACATCTTTGAACTGTTTGTAATGATGATATCCATAAGTTTTTCTGAATGAATGGGTTCCAATTCTTTCAAGATTAAACTCATCAGCAATTTCCTGTAATATGATATAAGCCATTCCTCTTGTAATTGGCTTGTTCTTACCAATACGACTTCTAAATAGATACTCGTTCTTTGGTTTATCCTTACAATAGTTCCGAACAGCTTTCTTGAGCTCTGGTGGCATGCGAACTTCTTTTGGCTTCTTCGTTTTTCCTTCTCGAACAAAAACGCTCCATCCTTCAACATCCTTTACCCGAAGTTTGAGAATATCCGATATCCTCATACCAGTATTAATTCCAAACAGAAAAAGAATGTAATTGCGCTCATTCTTTTCAATCAAATACTTTTTAATTTTAGAAATTAAATCCTTATCTCTGATCGGCTGCACCAAATTCATGTCATTAGCTCACCTACTTAAATTTTATTAGACAGAGGATTAAGCACCACCTTATGCTAAACGCTTTTTAAGTTAAATTATTTCCCAATGCACCGAGAGGATAGGCAGAGATTGCGAAATATGTAGAGAATCGCACTCATATTCCCCGTAACAATCCGGTCGCAAGACTAAGCGCGATCCAGACTCCAAATACTCCTCTCGTAAGCCGTATTCATCAACGTCTTTTGGATTGTTCGAGTACATCATTGATATAGGAAAGATGCTTCTCCTATCGGAAAGATTTGTAAAAACCTGTCGATAAGAAAATGTTACATATAAAATCAATAAAAATAGTCCCCTATTTTGTCGGGATTTTATCGGGTATTTTGTCGGGTTTTTGTCGGGTTTTTGTCGGAAAATAAAAAAACTGCACTCAGATAATTCCGAGAGCAGTAGCAATTAGATTGATTGCTGAACGTTTTATTTCATAATACCGGTCTTTGTCTAGACCTAGATCAAGATACACTTCAATGTCTTTTATTTTTACACCTGATAAATATTTTTTCACAATAATTTGACGTTCTTCTTCATTCAGGCTTTGATTTAGAGCTCTTTCCATTTGCTTAACTTTCAATTCGTTTAATGGATTAACTTTCCTAACAGATGGATACAGGTGTAATGCATCAGCTGCAAGTCTTTCTTGCATGTTTTCTCTTTGCACTTTTAAAGCTCTATATTCAATGAGCGCCTTTACAACTTCAGAACGCACAATGGACTCATCTACTTCTTCAAATAATTCTAGCTGCTCTATTTCTACTGTTTGTCCCAAACCATTTGACACCCCAATCCATAGCCGTACTTTTTTACCTCACTGGCTATTTTCCACCCTCTGACTTCGTGGTTATTAATGAGTTTTTTTAACTTATCTTCACTCATTGCAAAAACAACTTTCTTTAATTGCCTGGGTCTAGCATTAGTCCATCCACTTATCATAGATTCACCTCTTTCACTTTAAGCCTGTAAAAACAATATTGTTATTTAATATTAAAATAGATTGATATTGCTAAAATCAGAGCAACAATGTTATCAATACTTCTTGGTGTAATCACACCATACAATTCCTTCTCTCCAATTTGCCAAACGGTAGCAATTAAAATAAAGAGAATGTAAATTGCTAAAACACCTTTTAATATTTCAAACAATTATTTTTCCTCCTTTACAGGATCACTTTCAGCCAACAACTTACCTTCTTTACTCCAATACTGAGTTACTTCTCTTAAAACTGTACTACACCATTTCCTCTAATTGAAACAGTTTCAATAACTTCTAGTATTCTAGCCTTTCGTGTCGTTTCGGGTTCAACTGGTTTTTTATTTTGGTTATACAAATTTTCAACTCCTTCATTCCTTGTCGTTAATTTCAACCTCTAAAGAATCAAATTCAACTACTTCGTAATCAAAATTTCCATCCAAAATCATAACTCCTTCCTTCTTAGCTACTTTTAATCGTTCATATAAATTTGTCATTATTTGATCAGTTATAAATGCTTTAGTTTTGATAATTAAAAGTTTCAAATAAATTCCTCCTTCTGATTTATTCCGTAAGACGACGCTTTTTAAAATAAACTAAGCTGCTTTGTTTCATAGTTCATAATCAATAATTCTTCTGCCTGCCCACCTACATTTTGGCCACCTACTGCTTGCTTAAATGCTCCATGTTTTTCAATATTCCAGTGACCATATATTTCTTTGATGATTGGATCCTCATAGTAAGAAATAATCACTTTCCCTCGAGCTGAATTAAGCAATTCTCCAAGCTCATAATGGTCTTTTAAAGTAAATCCACCAGCATAGAACTTCTCTCGGCCGACATATGGAGGATCAACATAAAATAGAGCCTCACTGGAATCATACTTTTCAATCAGTGTCCTAAAATCCATACGTTCAATCATGACACCTTGCATCCTTTTGGCAAATGTCCTTATCTTTTCGCAAGCGTTCACATATCCCATTGCTGGGTTTTGACTCGAGCTGGTACTATGTCTCCATCCAGTTTTGGGAAGTTCCTCTGCATTTCCCTTACTTATGGCCGAACGATTTAGGTAAAAGAACCTAATTGCTTTTTCTAATGGATCTCGAGGTAATTCTTCTTTTCGCCATTTATCATAAAGTTCTCGGCTATACGGAAGGACAGAACACCTCTCAATTAACTTTTCTGCATTTTCAACAGACTGCATAATGAAATTCACTACAATTCCATCAATATCGTTATAAACCTCATGATTGATCCTGCTCTTTTGTGAAATCACATGAGCAGCGCCCCCAAATGGTTCGATATAGACTTTATGACTGGGCATTTTGCTAATGATGTATTCAGCCTGTTTCCCTTTGCCGCCGAACCAAATCAACGGTGAAACGGTACTCATCTTCTCACTCTCCTTTACGTCCGACTTTTGATCAATTATTCAACATCTGAACTGTACGCATATTTGCAATTCTTACAGTCAAATCCACTCTCAGGAACAAAGTTATTATCGAATATTTGGTATAGATCGCAGGTATTCCAGTTCTTTGTGCATCCCTGGCACTTCACATTCATAATTTCACTTGTCCAGTCGTAAAACTGTTGCCTCGGAACCACCGCATTTTCCATTTTGTCTTTTATGTCACGCATAACCTGTTTTAACGTGAAATCATCCACCAATTTAAAATCATATTTCAATAGCTTTTTTTGAATCTGTTCCTTCTCTTTCAGACTCAATCGATTATAGACGGACATAATAAATTTACTAAGGTACGTTTCTGCCATTTTCAAATTCTTATGTTCATCTTTGGTCATATTGTCCCTTTTAGACCATTCTTCTCTTACTGTATTAAGTTTTGGACCATCAACGCCCGTGTTCCTGATACCGATTGCCATTTGTAATACAGAATTCAAAACCATAAATTGATTTTTCTCTAGAGAGTTTAAATAATCTCTCATCAATCGCCACTCCTATTCTTGTCTATTCAATGACATTTTGCGACAGATATATACAATATTTTCATATAATGCTAGTCTAGAAACGGGACTTTTATTGCCCCTAAGCCCCGTTTCAATTTCCCTTGAGACTCACCATCCAAGGGATTTTTTATTTTAAAATGGATTCTTTGTTTTGTTTATCTTTTTTAACCACATCTTCATTAAGCTTTTCATTCAAAGCCTTTTTCCAGCACTCTTCACAAAAGAACTTTTGATAAGCCGGTACGTGACCACCGCATTCCACACATTTCTTTGCTCTATTCATCCAAAACCATCTCCTAGTATTTAAATGGATTCTTGAGCAGATCTTAGTTGTTATCTTTTTGAAATTTATCTGAAACTAAATATCGAATCTTGTTAGCAGTTGTCTTACCTATACCTGGCATATCCTCAAGGCCGTCTAATATTTTTACCACACTTTCTATATCCTTTTTTCGCTGAGCTGCAGCCCCTTCGTTAAACCCATGATCGTAAGCTAATTGCTCCAATAATTTAAGATTTACAGGAGAAGGTTTCCCCTTCCCTATTTCCCTTTTCATTTTTCTGATTGAGCTCATTTTAAAATACCCGATTGTACAAACAGATTTCTCCAAGCTCTAGAAAGCCTTTCCTTTTTTCGAACAGCAACAGCTTTTTTTAGTCTTCGCTTTTGCTTGCGTTTATTAGCAGCCATTAATTGGGTCCTCCTGCTCCTCGTCTTCATCTTCCAACTTAACTACAACAATGCAATTCTTATGTTTTTTTCGTTTTGCAAGCCTTTTCTTATAAGTGTTTGTTAGATAAACAGAGAACGTTTGCTCTTTGCAACCGAGATAGTCTACACATTCTTTTCTGGTGCCGATTAACTCAAATTTATCTCCACGATAAATGGCATATTCAATGTTAGGGTTGTTTTTCATGAATGATTCCCTGAATTCGAAAGCTGCTCTTTTAACCTGGCATTTTCTTCGGACAATTGATTAAATTCAATTAGGAGTCTGTTTTGATTAAATTCTTTTAGCTGTAGTGTTTGTTTTTTTAATCGTTCTAGAAGGAGTGTTTCCTGGAGTTGATATTGTTTTATTTCTTTCTGTAATTGTTCATATGAATCAACCAATCTATCTAGATAACCACGATCTGCTAAAACATAAAGGTATTCATCGCCCCTCACGTAGTTATCATTTGCTTGACATTTTTTCATTTGCTCAAGGCTATCTTTGATATACTGCAAATCATCCACCTAAAGCCCTCCTAATCATCAATATCTTCATATGGAGCTTTTTTATCTAGTGACAAAAATGCATCTACATACAAGACTTGCCCCATCAACTTCTCTTCGCCATTTTCATAGTTGATTTTCACTGCAGAATTCCAGTACACTTCGACTTCTTTGATTGACTCTAATTGATCTATTCGTTGGTTTGCTTGTCTTAGCATTCCTTCAAGTTGTTCAATCCCGTCTAAATAATCTTGTTCACGTTTGTAAGATTGTTTAATTTCTTCCTCTTGCTGCATGATTCTACGGACCAAGTACTTTTGTAAGTCAGCTGTTTCTTCTAATGCCATGAGCTCCCAGTTATACGTTAGATCACTAGCTTCGTCGATGGTCGTCCCGTATTTCTTGAAACCTTTGATATCTTGTGCATCCACAATTTTTGCGAATTCATCAATAACTAATTGACTAGTTAGAGGTCGTTTCATTATTTTTCCCACCTAACTTTACTCTCAGATTTTTTACACTCATGGCAAACTCTTTTATGTTCGATAACTACTGTTTTTTTAAGAGGCAATACATTACCACATTTACTGCAGCTAACATGTTTCATCAGTAGGCTTTGCCTCCATGTTTATAAGACCTAGTTTTATTTCGCTCCATTTTCCTTGAAATGGCTCCTTCAAGGTCAATATCCTTAGAACCACAAAGGTCAAAAACTCTGATACAAACATCTGCTAATTCTTCTGCGAAATTTTGTTGGTCGCCTTTACGATCTGCTTCTAGGGCTTCGCTCACTTCACTATGAATAAGGGCTAATAACGTGCCCATTTCTCTTGGTTCATCATGCCAGCCCTTTGATTTAGCTGTAATGAATGCTTCTTTACACAAATTGTTAATCATCTTATCTGCCACCTTTTTCTTTTGTTTTAACTTGGGGACTGCAATAAAACCAGCAATCCCCTAATCTTCACTTATGCAATAATGACAATTTTTCCAGCTTCGATTTCCGATTCTAATGCAGCTTGTAAAAATTCTTTAATTCTTCTCATAGCAGCGATTTTCCACGCACCACCGTCAGCCTCAAACAGTGCACATTTAGGACCATTTTGCATACGGAAAATGAATTCAGACTCTGGTTGGTCGACTTCAACAAATGTTCTAAATGGTGCAAGAATGACTGGGTTTGGAACTTGGACTGTTGCAACAGTAGCTATTCCGACTTTTGCTTGAACGGCTTGGGATACTCCATCATCCCCTACTTGTCGAACGTTTTCTTCACGAATATTTCCTACCACCTGCAGCATGATATTTCTATCGCCATTTGGAACAAATGCTGATTGTAATTTGATATTAAAATCCTCAGAATCGTACCAACGGTCAAACTGGAATGCCGGAAGCATTGCTGTGGCCTTTATGTATTCGTTTCGTTGGTAGTCACGGTTAAATGTGCTGAATGCAAGTACCTCAGTTGGGCTTACAATGTGGACCATCTTTTGTTCACTTAGTTGATCGCCATCGAAATTAGAAACCAAGTAATCTACTAATCCGGAAAGGCTACGTACTTGTAAAGCAGCTGGTGTTAATTCAGGTACTAAGTGGAGCTTCTGAGTGGAATATACCGATTCATTAAAGGTTTTCGTTTCAACATTTCCTAATTGAATTAAATATTGCAAAGCATCTTTCAACATTTTCATTCCCCCGATTCATTTGATTATTTTGTTTGTCTTAGGTTAAGAATTTTATTGCCTTTATCATCTGACACATCGCCCTCTGGATCGATGAAAGTCTGTCCCTTGGCTCCTGACTTTAACTCGGCACCAGTCACTTTGCCGTTGCTGTCATAATCCATTAAGAGCTGCGTTTCAATATTCCTGGCCGGGCTCAATTTCGAATCAGCTTTTACACTCACGCTGGCTAATTCACGGTTTTCATTGGATGAAATTGTTACAGTAAGAGTAACTTTACGTGCTTTCTTTGGGTCTGTATTAGGATCCACGATATTATCAAGTACTTTCTGTAATTCTTGGTTGAATCGCTCAGCCATTGCGCCTTGAGCAAAGTTGTTTAAGTCTACAATCTTCGACATTTACTAGTTCCTCCTCTAGTTCATTCTTTTTTCTAAATTCAAGAACACGCCGTATTCTTTTATGAAGGCCAACTGTACGGTTCCAGTAGGACCATTCCGTTGTTTGGCGATAATAATTTCGATGATGTTTTTGTTTTCGCTTTCTTTGTTGTAGTAATCATCCCGATACAAGAATCCAATTACATCGGCATCTTGTTCGATTTGACCCGACTCCCGGATATCTGACATCATCGGCCGTTTGTCTTGCCTTTGTTCGACGGCACGTGATAGCTGACTTAAAGCGATGACACATACATCAAGTTCACGGGCCAAATGTTTAAGCGTTCGGCTTATTTCGCTTATTTCTTGGGTTCTATTTCCTCTGTGTTTTTCGCTGCCTACGATCAGCTGCAGGTAATCGATGATAATAA